GGGAGGATAGACATGTTAAGAACAACTAATTCTTTCAAAAATAAAATGAAAGTTTATGGAAAACAATTGAATATTCTTCTTGGTTTTGGAAATACAAAATTGGATAAAACACATGTTAAGAAAATTACTCAATCGGTAAATGGAGATTTGTTTACTTCTGTTATGAGGCAAATTGAAATAGAAATAGAAAACTATACTACTATTGATAAAAATAAAATCATGACAGTAAGGCAAGTTCATGAGGCAAGTGTAAGAAAGGTTGATAAAACACAAGTTAAATATTTAGCAGAGGACCAGGACAAAGAATATACTGTTGAAGAAGTAAATGAAATGAAAGTAAAAGAAACAGATCGTGCAAGAGTAAAATTCTTAATACCTCATGCAAAAAGAGAAAATATAGAAAATGCATCTACATTAAATATTCAATTGGGAGTTAGGCTATCAGAATTTGAAAATTATGAGTATTTAGATTGGGGAGAATTTGTTGTTTATGACAAAGAAGAAAAAATTGATACTCGTTCATTAAAGTTATATTTATATGATCACATGATTGATAGTCATATAAAATATGTTGATAGCCCTCTTAATATAGATTATTCAACTGGAGATGTTACTGTATTAGATTTATTAAGAGCAATTTGTACTAAATTTGGATGGACATTAAAAACACTTGATTTTGCAAATGCAAATAAAATAATAAGTGAAGATAAATACGCAGAATTAACAGATTTCACATATAGAGATATTTTAGATGAAATTGCAGCAGTTGCTGGTGGTTTTATAAAAATAATAAATAAGGATTTATATGTAGCTTATCCAACAGATACAGGAGAAACTATTGATGAAAATGACCTAGAAAAACTTACAATAGGAAAGAAAATAGGTGCATATAACACAATGGTTTTAGGAAGAAGTCCTCAAGAAGATAATATTTATTATCCAAGTTCAGCTCCAGCTTCTGGAAGAGTCTCAATAAGAATAGATAATAATCAAATTATGGATAGAAACAGAAGTGATTTTATAGAGGAAATATACAATCACATTAACGGACTATCTTATTATGTGTTTGATTATACATCTTTCGGTTTTGGATATTATGAATTTGGAGATATTGTTACCTTAAAGGATTTACACGAAAATGAATATAAAACAATATTATTCAATATTACTGTGGAAATAACATCTGGAATAAAGGAAAAAGCAAATACAAAAGAGCCTAAATATAGTGAAACTAAATACCAATATGCTACGAGTATTGAAAAAAGGGTTACAAATACAGAAATAATTACTAATAAACAAGAAGGTAAAATTCAAGAAATCATTGAGGAACAACAAGGTGCAAGTTCTAGGATGAATTTATTGGAATCAACAATAGATGAAACCAAAAGAAGTATATCTGATTATCAATCAGAAACAAATAATCAATTAGCAGAGTTCAAAGAAAGTCTTAATGGGTTGAATATAAACCTAAAAAATAATAGTGGAAACAATATATTTTACTATGCAACAGATTTTTGGAATGGAGATGCTATTGAGGGATACATTGATACAGATACAAAGAAAAATACTGTTAGCGGAATGGGGTATAAATTATCAATTGGAACAGTATCGCAAGATACTATGGTTAAAAATGATATTTATACAATTTCTTTCCTATATAGAAATACAAATCAGTTAGACAACACAACAGTAACAATAAATGGTACAGCTGAAAGGCTAGGTTATACTGGCAATGAATGGGTAGAGTACACAAAACAAATAAAAGTTACTGATAACAGAATTGTTATTGCATTTGCAACGGACACAAACGATGCAATACAAATAGCAGATGTTATGGGAAATATAGGAGCAGAAAAACAAGCATGGTCTCAAAATCCTAATGAAACACATACAGACACAGTTGATATTGGAAAAGGAATACAAGTAAATTCAAGCACATCTAATACATTTACTAGAATGGATGCTGATGGTTTTAGAAGTTATAATTCTTCAACTGGAGAAGTAACAACAGAATTAACAGACAAAGGAACAGTTACAAAAGAATTAAGAGTTACAACCAAAGCAGAAATTACTGGTTTATTGTTTCAAGGAGTTGAAACACAAACATGGATTTCAAAATTATAAAGAAAGGAGGATTTTAGAGAATGGCAACAAGTGGTTCATTTAATACTGGTTCAGTAGGAAATTTTTATTTTACATTTGATTGGTATAGGACAGGCTATAATAGTTCAAGAAATGAGCATTATATCCATTATACACTTACTGCACATAATAGACCAGGATATTACAGAACTGTTTATTTAAAAGAATTATGGGTTGCAGGAACTAGAGTATTATACGAAGCGGGAACATCTGGAAATGGTAAATCGTATTATGATGGAGATGTAGTTAAATCCGGAGACATGACAATTGCTAGTTCTAATAGTGCTGGAGATGGTTCTTTTAGTGCATCGTTTGATGCTGGTGTTGGTAGTTATCCAAGTTCTAACTGTAGTGGTAGTGGTAGCTGGAATCTTGATAGAATACCAAGAAACCTCGATAGTATTAGTATATCAGAAAGAGCAAAAGGGTGGAATTACATTCAGGTTAATTGGTCATGTAGTCCTAAAAGAGACTGGACACAATATTCATTAAATGGTGGAGCATGGACAGATGCTGGAGATACTGTTGCAAGTGATGGAAAATCTGGTTGGTTCAATATTGGTGGATTAAAAGAAAACACTAAATATACAGTAAAAGTTAGATTAAGAAGGGCAGATAGTGGTTTATGGTCAGAGTCTAATACATTAACGATTACAACACCAAGTGGACATACATCTATTACACAATTTGTTGTAAACAAAGTTACTGGTAGAAGTGACCAATTAAAAATAACTTGGGCTGCTGGAAATGCTTGCGATTATGGATGGTATTCTATTGATAATGGTAAAACATGGGTAGGTGGATTAAGCTATCCGGACCAAATCATTAGTGGTTTGAGTGGTGGAACATCATATAGTGTAAAAATTAGAGTAAGAAGAAAAGACTCTCAAATGACAACTGATAGTGGAACAGTTACTCAAACAACATATACTCAAACTAAATTTACTAAAAATAATGTAAATCATGTTAGTGGATATAATGGATTAAGTCAATTGCAAGTAGAATGGGCAACAAATATTACTATTCAAAAATTAGAGTTATCTTTAAATGATGGATCTAGTTGGACAGATAAAGGTAATCCGAATAGTACAAGTGGAAGTTTCACAATTACGAGTCTTTCGATGAATACATACTATAATATAAAATTAAGAGCAACAAGTAAAGATGGCTCTGTTGTAGTTACTACTGGAACGATAAAACAAAATACCTATAATAAAGTAACTGGTAACTTATATAAAAATGGTACAAAATTAAATGTTACAACTGGAATACAGATAACAACTACAGATGAATTAGAATTTAAAGATATTTCTAATCCAGCTGGGTGTACTTATAAAATATATTTTGAAACACCAGACAATACAAGAAGAATTACACAAAGTTCAACAAAGTTAACTGCTGCACAAATACAATCAATGTTTCAATATTTGCCTAATAGCAATGCACAAGCATTTAATGTTGGAATTGCTACGATGAATGGAAATACTGAAGCACAATATGTTGATTTTTATGGTAATCTTGTAATAACTAATTCAAATCCTACTTTCAATAATTTTACTTACGAGGATACAGATACAACATGTAAAGTTTTAACTGGAGGCAATCAAGGAATAATAAAAGGTTATTCAGATGTAAAAATCAATATTTCCAATGCTAATAAGGCGATTGGAAAAGATTATGCAACTATAAGTAAATACAGAGTAGTTATTGGAGAAAAACAAAAAGAAATTGCTTATTCTAGCTCATCAAATGTTAGTGGACAAATAGATAATGTTGTTAATAATGTTTTTACTGTCTATGCGATAGATTCAAGAGGAAATTCAACTGCAAAACAAATTAGTCCTAGTGCTTTCTATGATTATTCAAATATAAAAATTACAAAAGCAGAAATTGCAAGAACTAATGGTGTTGGTAAAGAAACAGAATTGTATTTTGAGGGGCAATACTGGAATCATTCTTTTGGAAATATCACAAATGGAATAGTAGAATGTTATTATGAATACAAGACAACATCTTCTAATCAATGGGTTAGAGGAACAACAACATTGAATTTAACATTTGAAGCTGGTAGGTTCATATTTAGAGGACTTATTAAAGGCGATGAGGGAGCACAAGGATTTTCAGTAACTAATAATTTTAATATTAGAGTATTTGTCAAAGATAGATTATCACAATCTACATTTGATTTAATACTTGGTTCTGGTACACCACAAATAGCAATAGCTCAAGAGGGTGTTGCTATAAATGGAATGTACAGAGCTGATTTAGGAGAGGGGTTGCAAATATTCGGCAAGCTCTTTTTAAATGGTAAAGAAATAACAAATTGAAAGGAGATTTAAAAAATGTCAATTAGAACTACTTTTTTAGGATTATTTAAATGGAATACTTCTGATGATGAGGACTTAAATAGCAATTTCGACATAGATACAGCCATGAATGATAACTGGGACATGATTGATAATGCAGTTAGCAATTTAGATGGTAACAAAGTTGATAAAGTTGCTGGAAAACAATTATCAACAGAAGATTATTCAACTACAGAAAAGACTAAATTAAATGGAATAGCATCTGGAGCACAAGTTAATGTTTTAGAAAATCTTACATTAGGAGGAACTGCATTAGCAAAAAATAATAAAACAATTGAAATAAAGGATCCAGAAGTAACAAATGCGAGACAATCTACTATAAAAGACAAAACTTTTGCAAGTGTAGATGCTCGTATTGAAGAATTAGAAGCGGATGTTGACAGTATAGAAACAACAAGAGGTCATGTTTATGGAGTTAGAAGAAAAATAACAAGTAATTCTAGTTCTGCATGGGAGAGGCTATTCGATAGCATTGGAAAAGTTGCTACTGCTACAAAAAATGGTGGAACTGTACAAAATGATTTCGATAGTTTGGCTCCTTGGTCTGATATAAAATCATGCAATTATGATTTAACAACTAAAAAAATAAATGCTTGGTTTGGAGATGCAAACTTCAAATTTGATGGAACAAATGGAGATGTATTTACACATATTCCAAAAACATATTGGAAAATCTATCAAGAAGATGATTACGATTATGTTTTATTAGCAGATTATCCAAAAGCTGGTTTTATGGAAGTAGATGGGTTCTTTGTTGGTAGATATAATGGTTCTGTAGTTGATGATGTATTACATACATATAGCGGATTAGTTCCAACAACAAGTAAAAACAGAGGTCAATTTAGAACATTAGCAAATGCACTTGGAAATAATTTCTCTCAATTAGATTGGAGATATTTAGTATTGCAAATGCTATATTTAGTAGAATATGCAACTTATAATTCTCAAAGTGCATTAGGTAATGGTATTCAAAGCCGTAAATATGTAAAAACAATTGTTGCAGAAAATAATACAAATAGAGCAATAATTGGAAGTGCTTCTGGATATTATGTAGGACAAATTATAAGAATCGGTACTTCAGATGGAGGAACACAAGTTGCAGATGCAAGAAAAATTACTGCAATTGAGGCTTATGATGAAGATGGTGTTACTGGGGCAGCACTAACTTTTGATGGAGCAGCAGTTAATATAGCAGTAGATAACTTTGTTTGTACAATGGCACAAATTACTGGCCAATGTGATGATTTAGGAATGAAATCTGGTTGTATAAACAATGATGGTTACCATTCTATGATTTATAGAGGTGTTGAAAATTTATTCGCAAATATATGGCAATTTGTTGATGGAATAAACATAAAAGACAGACTTGCATATATTTGTAAGGACCATTCTCAATATGCAGATAATGTATTCGCAGATCCATATAAGCCATTAGCTTATACAAATGCAGATGCAAATGGATATGCTAAAACACTTGGCTTAGATGTAGATGAGCCATTCTTCAGATTTCCTACAGAAGTTGGTGGAAGTACATCAACATATATGGCAGACTACTATTACCAAAACACAGGAAACAGGGTTGCTCGTGTTGGTGGTGGTTTCGACGCTGGGGCTTACGATGGCTTGTGGTGTTGGAGTTTCGGCAGCGACTCTTCGGTTGCGCCTTGGTACTTCGGTTGTCGTGTTCTTATTGATAACCAGTAAAACGGGGGTTTGGGGGTGGTCAACCCCCATAATATTAAAAACATTCTATAAAATCAAATATTATATACTGACTTTATATAAAGGCTGATATAGTTAAAATAAAATTAAAAATATGCTATTATCATTTCAAACACAATTGAAAATATAGGGATTTGATGTGTGCTATGCCGAGCTTCACTTTCGGTTTTCGAGGGTTGCTCATGTTGGTGGTAATTTCAACAATGGGGCTAACGATGGCTTGTGGTATTGGAATTTCAACAACGACTCTTCGAATGCGAATTGGAACATCGGTTGTCGTGTACTTATTTTTGAAATAATAATTATAACATTACACATCATTTTCCAGAGCCCTTGCTCGAAATAGAGTCGCAACTGGATTGGATTAGTAAGCCCATTATGGTTTGAAAGTCCGATAGACAAAAATAAGAAATTATTATATTACCAGAGGTGTGTTATGAAAAGAAAAGGCAATTTTTACTATGATATTTGCAATAAAGATAACATCAAAAAAGCAATAATTGAGGCAGCAAAAGGGAAAAAAGATAGAAGAAATGTGGCAAGGATAACAGAGAATATTGATAAATATGTCGATATTCTTTTTAATATGCTATCTAAAAAAGAAATACAATTATCTCCATATAAGAAAATGACAATACATGATGGTGCAAACAAAAAGGAGAGAATTATTTTCAAACCAGCATTTTTCCCAGACCAGTGTATTCATTGGTCATTAATGTTACAATTACAACCACTTTTACAAAAGGGTATGTATGAATATTGTTGTGCTAGTGTACCAAATAGGGGGATACATTATGGCTCAACATATATAAAAAGAATATTGAAAGATGACAGAAAAAACACAAAATATTGCTTAAAATTAGATATAAAAAAATTTTATCCTAGCATTGATAAAAATGTTTGTAAAAGAAAATTCAGAAGAATAATAAAAGATTATGATGTAATAAATTTAATTGATACCATAATTGATAGTAGTAGTGAAAGTGGATTACCTATTCGGTAATTTTACGAGTCAATGGTTTGCAAATTTTTATTTACAAGATTTAGATCATTTCATAAAAGAAAAAATGAAAGTAAAATATTATTTGCGATACATGGATGACATGGTGCTATTTGGTAGAAATAAAAAAGAATTACATAAAATAAAAAATGCAATAGATGAATTTTTGAAACCAGAGGGATTAAAATTAAAAGACAATTGGCAGTTATTTAAAGTCGATTCAAGACCTTTAGATTTTTTAGGATACAGATTTTATAGAGGATATACAACATTGAGGCGAAGCAACTTTCTTCGAATTAAGCGAAGAGTTAAAAAAATTGTAAAAAGAGGATATATAAGGCTAACGGATGCTTATTCTATGATTTCATATCATGGGTGGCTATCTCATTGTGATAGTTTTAATTATAGAAATAAATATATTAAGCCTTATAAAATCACATTAAAAAAATGTAAAGGAGTGGTAAGCAATGGTAGAGGTAAACTTAAATTGTGAATCAGATAATAGACCAGAAGAATATGTTATTGAAAACATATTAGATGGAAAATGCGATATTATACTAAATGAAAATATCGAAGAACATGCAAAAGAAGAAGATGGCGAAACAAGAACATACTATACTTATGATATGTATAGAATTGTTAAAAATAATTATAGAGATACATTAGAAAATGACTTATCTACTGAAGCTGGTTTTTTAGTATGGTTGAATTTTGCTAAAGAACAATACGAAAGTCAAGCTGAAGCAGTATCTATTGAAGAAAGACTTTCTACAGCTGAAGCAGTAATTGCTGAAATTTTAGGTGGGGAGGTATAGTCAATGAGTGCAATAGTTAAATTTTATGTATTACAAATAAAAATGAAAAAAATGACAATAGATGATGTTCCTTTAAAATGGAGGGAGCAAGTAAGAGAAGAATTAGAGAAAGAGTCTGAATAAGGCTCTTTTTTCAAATCTACGAAAGGAGAAAAACAATGGAATTGTTGGAAATTATTAAATCCATATTTCAATATGGTCGGCACAATAATAATGGCTGCATTATTCGTGTGGGTGTTTATCCAGGATAAAACAAAAAATAATAAGATGCTGGAAGATAACACAAAAATGCTCCAAGTTTTAACGGAAAGCAATAATAATATTGCAAAATCATTAGATATAATTGCAAACAATTTAGTGACCATAGATAGTAAAGTTGATAGAAACTATCAAGAGTCATTAAAGGAAAGGAGTAAATTATGAAAAAGAAAATTTTAATAGCATTAGCTTGTATAATTGCAGTAGCTGGTGTTCTTTGTGGTATATATTTACCAAATTCAGAAATAAACAACACTATAAAAGATGTTCAGAACATTGTAACTGAACAAATAGAAATTGAGCAAGAAAAAGAAAAACAGAATGTTATAATTACAAATGAAACTCAAGAAATTGTAGAAGAAACAATTGAGAAAGTCGATAATGGAGAAGATATTTCTACAACAGAAATAATTGAGGGTTCAGAAGAAGAAGAAGTTGACATTACTGATGAGGGTGCATTAGAAACCGATGCAGTAATAGAGCAAGAAAATATTAGTTATAATGGAGATAGCACAGGAGATGGGCTATCTCTTTTAGGTGCATATCAAGGATTAACATATTACTCACAAGCTGATAGTAGATGGGCTAGTGTAATGTATTCTAGCATAGGAGATAGTTCACAAACAATGAAATCTAGTGCATGTGGACCTACTTCAGCAGCTATTGTGGTTAGTAGCTCAAAAGGTGCAATATTACCTACTACAATGGCAAATTTAGCAGTAGCAAACGGATATAGAACATCTAATAATGGTACAGCATGGGCATATTTTCCATTCGTAGCTGATTACTTTGATTTTAATGAATATTATACAACATCTAATTTCGATACTGCTATGAATTATCTGAAAACAGATAATGACAAAGATGGAAATTCAGATTATTATATTGTATGTTCATGTGGAAGTGGACTTTTCACTTCTGGAGGACATTATATTGCATTGGTTGCAAATAATGGGGGAACAATAACTGTATATGATCCATATTTATATTCTGGAAAATTCAATACTGCATCAAGAAGAAATGCTGGTGTGGTTGTAAGTGGTAATAGTGCCTATGTAAGCGAGAGCTCATTTAGGAATTATGCAAATTATAGATATTTCTGGATATTTTCAAATGATAAAGGAAATGGAAATACAAATAAAAATACAAATACAGATAACACAACATCAGTAAATTATACAAGGTATGTAGCAACTCAAAGCTCAAACTTAAATGTAAGAACTGGAGCTTGGGGAACTGTAATAGGTTCATTGGCCAAGGGAACTGCGGTAACTGTTGTAGAAACAGATGGAGCATGGAGTAGAATTACAAGCCCAATGAATGGTTGGGTAAGCACAGGTTATTTATCAAGTGCACAACCATCAACAACAATTACTACAACAACATCTGCAATGCCAACAAGTGGTACAGTAAGAGTAAATACATCATTAAATGTTAGAACTGGACCAGGAACAAATTACAGATATGTAAAGAGTCTATATAATGGAAACAATGTTTATATATATGAAAGTAGAAATGGCTGGTACAGAATAGGAACAAATTTATGGGTATGTGCAAAATATGTAAATACCTCAAGTTCAAATTCAACATCAGCAAATTATAGTACAAGTGTTGGAAGTTATTATAGATTAAAATATAATACTACATTATATAAAAATGGAAATTTAGGTGGAACGACCTATTATTACCTTGCAAAAACACAAATAAAAGTAATTTCTCACTATTCAAATAGCATAGATTATATATATGTGCCTAAAACTGGTAGATATGCTTATTGTAAGGTTCAAGCCTTTAAATAGGTAAGTTATTGAATAAAAAATAAAAACGGCTTAAAATCAATTCTCATGGGTTGATTTTCAACAATACCAGAAGAAAATATAAAAAACTTCTGGTATTGTTATTATGCCGTAAAAAAATTACGGTATTTTTTTCAATTTGTTCTGAATATCTAATAAAATGTTAAATGATTGTTGAAAAGTTGTATTGTTCATGTCAAGTTCAGTAATTTTTTTTAATATTTTTTTAATCTCAACATTATTTGTATAATCAACAATATTAGTATTTTGTGGTAGATCATCTATCACTTTGTATTGTAGTTGCAAATTATCTAATTTTCTAGTATATTTTTCTAAAGAGGATATAGGAAATCCACATTTTATAATTTCAGGGCTTAACGATGTGATTTTTAATCCTAATTTCTCATTTATAATTTTTGCATCTTCATTCAAAATATTATAGAATATGCCGATTCTAAAAATATAAATTGAGGATGCATCTTTTTCTTTTAATTCATTATACTGCTTCAGAATTTTGCTCATGCTTTCCACTCTCCTTTTCATCTATCATTTCTAGTAGTTCTCCGAGGAGTACAACCAAAAGCTCTGCATAACATTTCAAGAGTATCAAAATGTATGCCATATAAATCTTTCTTGGTTAAATTTTTTAGAGACTGATAACTTCTTCCAGTTTGTACAGTTAACCAATAAAGTGATTTTCCATTTTCTTTTAGATATTCTTCGATTTTTAGATGTATCATATTAGCCTCCTTTCTATAATTGCAACTATATATATTATAGAATGAAGTAAAATTTATTTTAACTATACTGTGTTTTATATAAAGTTGGGTGTATATATTGCAGGGTTATAATAATTGTGCTAAAATATGAATAAATAAAAAATGATTGGAGGCTTACGAATGCAAGTTCTATCACTCATTGATGAAGCACTAGAAAAATTACAAGATGGTAATTATACTGGTTGCGGAAACACATTAAAAAAATTAAAAGAAGATGTTATAAAAGCAAATCTAGACAAAGAATTGAATATTATAAATGATTTAGAAAATGATATAAAGTGAAAACATACTTTATATAAAGTCTAGAGGGGTTAAAAATATTTACATAATATGGTATAATATAATTAGCAAGAGAATATTCTCCGACTTTTAAAAGGAGGTAATATTAATGGAAGAAAAAGAATTGACACAAAGACTCATGAAGAAACAACCATTAAGATATAAATTGCTAATTATGATTAACAAAAATCTCATTCATGAGATATATAGGATGGCTTATATTGATTGCTATCAAAAAATAGATAAAAAATAGGATTTATCTACTTTTTATCTACTAAGTTGGAAATAACTGAATAAAACTGAACAAAATTACAGATAAAAAGTGTTGAATTTATGCTATTTTAAGCAAACTGCGACAAACGGATTTGATTAAAAACAAAACAGTTGGAAGCGGTGTAGTTGCCGATATATTAGAATAATAAATGCAGTAATAGCAAGGGTTACAGAGATTTGTAGCACCTTGCTATTTTCTTATTTATCTACTTTTTATCTACTTAGTTTAGAATAGAATCCATTAGTTTTGTAGAATTTGCCTTTTTTTCTGGTAAACTATCTAAATATATTTCCGTAATTTTAATTGATGAATGACCTAGTAAGTTCTTAATTGTAATTAAATCTGTTCCATGCATTAGTAATTGAGTTGCAAAAGTATGTCGCAAATCATGGAATTTTCTATATCTTAATCCAGCATTTTTTAATCTTCTTTGCCATTGTTTCAATAAATTCTTGCTATTTATATATGTGTTATCTCTACCGAGGAAAAACCATTGTATTTGTTCGTTCTTTATTTATTAGCATATTATAAACAGTATCATTCATTGGTATAGTTCTGATAGAGTTCTTACTTTTTGGCGATTGGAGTTTCAAACTATAACTTCTTTTCTTTTTCTCATCAAAGTCTGCTGAATTACTTAAATTATGAATTATATGAATAAGTCTATTATCAAAATCTAAATCTGTCCATTGTAATCCTAGAATTTCGCCTTGCCTCATTCCTGTTGCGAGTGCAAAAATAACTATGTCTTGATAATGGCTACCATCAAAGGCTGGAATCAGTATTTTTATTTCCTCTTCTGTAAAAAAATCAATTTTGTTTTTTCGTTCTAATATTTCTAAATCCTTTTTATTATCTTTGGGTAAAGTTACATTATTGCAAGGATTTTTTATTGTATAACCATCTTTTTCACAATACACAAAAAACAAATGCAGCAATTTATGAATAGCTTTCACTCTATATGGAGTCATTGGTTTTTCTGTATGTTTTAATTTTAATTTCATCAACCTATCATAAAAGTTCTGAATATTTATTGATTTTAAATCTTTAATTGGTTGAGTTGAAATATCATCTGGCTCAATGTAATTTCTATATAAGCCCTCATAACTTTCAAATGTAGATGGTTTTAATTCATGTTTTTTATGCTCAAATAACCATTTAGGGAATAAATCTGTAATAGTTATATAATCATTAAACTGTAATCCTAATTTTAGATTTTGGATATAATCTATTGCTTTTTGTTCCGCTTCTGATTTACTAGATCCATAAAAAACTTTCTTAATAGGTTCTCTGTTTTCTTTATGACCTATTGTTTTAGTTACTTTATAATAATTATAGCCATTTACATTGAAATTAGTCTTTCTTGCCAATTTATTCTACCTCCAATGCACATTTTTTTGACCAAACACTTGCAAATAAATGACTATTCATATATAATACAAATAGTCGTGTAAGTGTTTTATCTTTTGTACACTTACTATAGATTCTTTAGTTTTCTGAATTAAAGGGATAGTTAGAGCTAAATCATTATGAGGGGTTTAGGCTCTAACTATTTTTTAATATTCGTATTTAGGTCTAATTAACATCCATATTATCCAAAGACCACCAGTACAAAGTATTAAAATTAAATCTAATAAAAAATTATAATGTTTTTTCTGTTTTGTAGGACCAGTAGAAGATGCTGCTGCTGAAGCAGAATTATTTATTATTATGTTTTTATCAGATTGTTGATTATAACTCTTTGTAGGTTCTCCACATGTAGGACATACGATTGCATTGTCGTTCTCAATTTGATTTCCACAATGTTCACAATATTTCATAATAATTCTCCTTTCTAAAAATATATATTATAAAAATGCTGATTTCATTTCAACTCTAATAACTTTACCTATAATGTGTAAATCTGTAGCTTTTTCTTTCGGAAAGTATGGGTTTAATGGTTCTAATTCGTATTCATTGTTATCTAATATTAGAATTTTCCTAATAAGTAATTTATCATCATTAATCAATAAATAGATTTTATTATTTTTTATATTAGAACACTTTTCAATTATTGCAGTATCCTCTGTTCCTAAAAGTGGCAACATTGAGTCATCTCTAGCGATAAAAGCAATATATTCTTTGTTCTTTTCTAACTTGAAATTAGCATATATATATTCTTGTGCTGGATCAGTTATAAAAGAATTATTTTCTTTATTATAATTAATTCTAATAACAACCGGAATTTTATTATTTTTATTAGCAACATTGTCATCAAAAAAATCATCTGTCAAATAATCAGTATATCCACATACTTGCATTAGCTCTCTATAATTAGTCATGCCTTTGGAATTTGTAGCAATGCTATCAAGTATTTTGGGAGATGGTGGTTTTTCTTTTTTCATATTCATATATTCTGATAGATAACCTCTACTAACACCAACTTTAGAAGAAAACTCTCTTTGAGTGTCAAAGGTTTCATATATTTCTTTTAAAATCTTCGCAAATTTATTTTTATCAAACATAATAAAACCTCCCAAAACTATTGTACAACAAGCGTTCAAAAAAGTCAACAAAAAAAGTTGAAAATTTTTAACAAAAAGTGTTGACTTTTTTTATTTAATATAATAAAATGAATTTGGTCAAAAAAATGACCAAGAAAATATAAGAAAGGAAGAGGCAAAAAATGAGGTTAAATATTGAAGCAATAAACAAGCTAATTGAGTCACAATACAGGGGTAATACAACATGGTTTGCTGATGAGATTGGTGTAAATAGAAGCTACCTAACTATGATATTAAATGGTAAGCAAAAAGATGACAGCACTAAAGTAATCAATCATCTAGTAGCTTATTGCGAAAAGAAACACCTTAATTACAAAAACTATATTTTTTTACCTTAAACGGTCAAAAAAATGACCAAGAAAGGAGGGAGAATTTTGGATGAGCAGTGGATAAGCCTAAATCAATATGAAAAACGATTTAATTTAGGACATAACACAGTCTTACAAATGATAGCAAATCATGAAGTCGAATACATCAGAACAGGTACAAGGTACAAAATTAAAGTTGGCAGTAAAAACACTGTTCCTAGAGAAATGTTCGAGAAAGAACAGGCTGCAAGGATTAAGGCAGAAACAACATTGGATTTACTTAAGAAAGTTTTAGAGGGAGGAAAATAAAATGAAAGTTGTAAACAAAGGAAAGTTTATTTCAAGGATAATTGAGTTACTTATTATAGTAGGTACAATTATTATTACACCAAAAGCAATTTCTTATGCAGATGCATGGAGAGGTTACAAAGGATTTGGAGGAGAATACCTAGTTCCAGTTTTAGGATTAATAGCAATATTAGTTATTGAAACAATTCTAGAGGAAAGAGAGGTAAAAGCACATGCCAGAAGATAAATTACATAAGTGTTATATATGGCACATTGTAACATTAGCAAAAATGAAATACCTATTAAGAGAATTAAAAGGAGGGAAAATAAAATGATAGGAAAACACACAGAGGAAGCTCAAAAAATTAAGCAATTAGAAGAAACAATTGCTGCAAAAGATAAGGAAATTAAGGATATTAAATTTAGTTTGGCAGATATTTTATTAAGAATTAGAAACTTAAATGAGTCAAACGATTATGGGGATCCATCAGTAAAAAGAAGAAAAATTTCAGAACTATGTACAGATACAAGATATGAATTACTTATTGATGAAATAGATGGATTTTACCAAAAAGAAAAAGCAAAAGTAATAAAACTACCTACAACCGACCAAAGCCATAGATAGTTTTTATAAAGAAAATTTATATAAATTCACTTTATTTGCATTTTATCATAAAAGTAAATTTGGTGCAATAGAAAGGAGAAAATTTTGGGAAAGCCAGTACAACGAAAACGATATAAAAGAAGTACAGTAAAAACCTGTGAGAATTGCATAAATTGTATGTATCAAGAAGCTGGAGATATGTATTGCGATGAACACGAAGATTTTGCCCTAGTATATGATGAATTTTGTCCTACAGAAGATTATATGTGGTGCAAAGGAAAGAAATTTGAAGAGAGGTAGATAAAATGGAAACATGCAGTATTTGTGGAAAAAAATACAAAGGTTATGGCAACAATGCTAGACCAGTAAATGATGGCAGATGTTGTGATGATTGCAATTATAAAGTAGTAATACCAAAAAGAATTGAAGTTTCAATGAGTATGAAACCACACAAAAAATCAGATATGAAAGGTTGGTAAAAATGACTAGAGAAGAATGGTTAGAAGAAAGAAAAACTGGAATAGGTGGCTCGGATGCCTCTGCAATAGTTGGACTAAATCCATATAG